GAGAGCGTCTGCGTCTGGAAACCGCCGCAGAAAATGACCATGTTTTTGAACATAGCGCCGTTGGTATGCATAGTGCGCAGGATTTCGTCCATAAGCGCCTTAGACAGCGCCGCATTGCTGGCCGCTACGGTGTTAGATGCAAGAGCGGCCGCCGCAATCATGCCGCGCGTCTGGTTCGGAGTGTCTGAAGTAGTAGAAATGGCGTATGTACCCTGTAGGAAATGCCACTCAACCTTGCGGGCAATAGCTTCGAGAGCCTTTGCGATCTGCCAATCCTTTTCAGACGGGACATTGTTCGACGCGCCAGCGGTGTTAATGCCAGATAGTCTGCCATAGTTGGACTGCTTCACGTAGGACAGAAGCACTTCCTCCTGAAATATCTGCACGACGTTCTTGGACTGATTGCGGACAAAGTTAATCGGGGTTACGCCCGTGATAGACTCATTTTCCGTAATAGTTTCCTGTGCAAGCGTCTCGTGGTCGTACTCAGATGCTGTGGGAAACTCAAAGTTGGTGGTCATCCTGCCACCCGTAAGCCCGCCAATCATTGACAGGAACGGGGTGTTAATCATGTCAGAGGTAAAGAGTTCCCCCGTGTAATTGGGCAGCCCCCAAAGGGTGCCGGTTGCTTCATTAGCCATTAGTTAATTCCTCCATAAAGTGTTATTTTCGTGATAGTGCAAATAGTTTGTTTTTAAGGGCAACCGCTGTCGGCATATCTCCCTTTTTCATCGCCGCGTTGTACTCAGCTTCGAGCTGCTGCACTTCGCTTAAATCGCTAGGGGGAGGATTGCCGGGCGGCGTTACAACCTTACCTACTTTAATCTGCGGGAACTCAACCTCTAGGGCGGCAACAAGCTCTTTAACATTGGTTGTTCCGTCATCGGCAATCGTTACCTTTGACTTGTCAATCAGCGCTTCGACAAGCTTTGCGTTATAGCCCTCAAGTGATTTAATATCCGCAGTTATCAACCGCGCATTGGCTTTGGCAATTGCGTCATTTTGTGCCTTGGTCAAACTCGCCTGATATGCTGTGATTTTAGCGTCGTCAATATCTTCATCTTCCTTTAGTCCGAGAAGTGTTTTTAACTTCGCTTCTGCCGACTTCTTCGCTAGGCGGTTGGTCTTTGCTTCCTCGCGTAGACCTTGACCGTCTTCGTCTGTCCATACTTTGCCTTGCGGTGCCGTGGGCGGTGTTACAACGGGAGGTGCTGCGGGTGCAACATAATCCTCTGCGTTAGGGTCTGTAGACTGTGACATATCAATGTCCTCCTGTGGCTTTCAAGCCATGATGTAGCAGTTTAGAGCCGTACTCAGGGCATAGAAAAAGCAGCCCGTTAAAGCTGCCTAGGTGTTATTAAATATAAGGCGTAGTCACAGTACGCCCATTTGCTTTAGTTCAAGCGGTCAATTGTCTGCCCTTTGTCATTCATTAGAAACGCTCTTTGATTTGTGACGAGCAACACGGCGTCGTATTCCTTGCAATCTTCCAGATATACGAGAATTGCTACCGCCGTATTATTCATAAGCTCAGGCTCTAGCAGGTTCTCGGAGTGTCGGTTTATACCTTCATCTGCCAGCCCTATGCCAGCCATTAAAAACGCTTTGTTTGATGCGGATATGTCGGCTGGGAGCTTTTCGCCATTCATATACTCGGCTGGGTCTTGATAATCGGGGCAATGTGGGAGGGAGTCTCTTTCATCGTTATACTGCTCTATAAGCTCGTCGCAGTCGATGCTTTTTGCCGCTGCCTGTCGTACATTGTCGATGTACCCCCATACGTCTTTGCTTAGATATTTTACTATCATTTTCTTACTTCCTTTTTGTTTTCTATCTATCTGCCTGTGACGCAGTAAACGACTTGCTATGTTTTTGTTGCGGTAGTTTTTCTGATTTTAAGTATTCGCTCCTTAGGTATTGAGCCTCTATATGTCCATTCGTGATGTCCTTTGCCTTTCCACCATATCGGCGCAAGAGCAAGCCCCGAAACATCAACCACGAGGACTGCGTAAACGTCAAGTCTGGCGATTTCCTCTGCCATAATTTTTATATATTTAGGGCTATCGGTTAAATAAACAAGACCGTCGCTTTTCTGCATTATTCCCTTAGATTTGTGAGGGATAAGTCCGTACTGCTTTATTGGCGCGACATTTTCGATACGCGTAAAGTGATAGAGCTTTGTTTTCATGTTGTTTTCTCAATGGTCTTTTTCGTATAAATGTAATCGTGCATCAACATCCGGTAGTTCTCGTTGTCTGACCGTTTCATAGCGCGGAAAGCCGATAAGCTCCCAGGCGCGTCATTTGGCAGTAGCAACTTCATGTCCTCATACGTGTTGCGGTCTTCTCTCAGCTCTGCTTTGGCGGTCTGTGACTTGTTGTATGCGTCTTGCTCAGCTTTGCTTTGCTCGTCTGTGTCAAACGGTTTGTTGCTGTCCTCGCGTGTTTGAGCGGCGTTATCGTCGAACTTTTCAACATACGGCGTTATGCGGTGAGCACAATTTGGGTGTATATTTGCATAATCACCGCTAAAAGCCGTGTCAAGTTCGGGGTAACGCTTGTCCTTGCCGCTAATGCTGTAAACTCTGCCCTCATAAGCGGAGCAAAGCGGGCATGAGCTGTAATGATTGGACATTTGCACCAAATCTTGGTCTAAATCCTGCATCTGTTGCATAACCGCGCGGTTTGTTGCCTCTGTAGCGGTTGTCCTCGCTACCATTCCGGCGTATGCATCGAGCTTCACAAGCTGACCGTTGCGGTATCGTATAGCGGATAGTCCGTCCTCGCTCAGTTTGCTGACAAGGTTTTCTTTCATCTGCTTAACCGTGGAGCCGGTAACGAGCTTTTCTTTTGTTGCCTCTAGCCCCGCTTGCCTAATCATGTCATCCATAATGCGCCCGACGTGACGGTTAGCGTCGTTAAGCAAGCCGAAAGTGTTCTCAACAACCTTGTTCAGCGCCTTTTTGTTTATCGTCGCGCCAGATACATCAACGCCCGCTTTGTCAAGTTCACGCCATATCGCGTTTGCTGAGGCGGTGTACGTCTTTGTCACATAGTCGGTTGACCAGTCGGCGGCGTATTTGTTAAGTGCCGTCAGCTCTGCATTGACTTGTGTAAGTATCTTGCGGCGATAGGCGGTTACGTTGCCTTTAGCTTCGGATTCTGCGATTATTCGGATTAAATCGTTCTGCGCTTGCTGATAGGTTTTGATAAGCTCCTGTACTTCTTTTGGGATTTGCGGTGCTACTTTAGCCATTTACCACCTCACCTACTCAAGCTGGTCTACTTGCGGTTGCGTTCCGGTGTTATCTGTCTGTGCAAAGCTCGGTAAACTCATAGGAGCGCTTGCGCTTTGTTCCTCGTTTATCCGTTTTATCTCTGCTTCTGCGTCATCGTCGCTCAAGCCGTCATAGCGTGTGAGCACTCGCATAGTAGACATTGTTTGTGCACCCGCTGTGCGCATGTTGATAACATTTGCCTCTTCTGTCGGGTCACTCGGTAATCCGTCCTGCCATGTGATAGAGATATCAACGTCTTTGAGATTGACAACATCTTCACCGCCTAGCTCTGAGCATAAATAAAGAGCCTTTTTAACAGCTCTGTCCATTCTCATGCGTATGCGGTTTACTTTTGCGAGGGGGGATATCATTAGGCGCTTTAGCGCTGTTCCGCTTGCCGCCTGTCCTGTGGTTTGTGTTGTATCGCCAAAGACTGCACTTCCCATTTCGGAAATGGTGTAAAGGAAGTTGACGAGCTTTTCTATCTGTTCAAAGTTTGCCGATAATTGACCGTCCCATGTGATATATTCGACGGGTGAGTCCTCTGCGCTTTCGCGTGGAAAGTAGTTACCGCACTTTAGCCGCCACTCGCCGGTTACGGGGTCACGCTCCAACGCGGAAGCGGGGCCAGACATAGAGGGCGAAGCGTGTTTATCCAATATGCGCGATACTTGACCGACTCGGACAATAAGCTCGGAAATAATCGAATCAATATCCGTGTAATCATCTAAGCCTGTAGCGCGGTCTGAGGTCATTACGTTCGGTATCTGGACGATTGCAAAGTCGGACAAGCCTGTGGAGAACTCTTTTTCCGCGACCATGCGGATAATCGTGCAACCACTAAGCTCATAAATGCGCTCGGCGTATTTGCCCTTATCGTGGATTCTCGCTTTGAGGTATCTGTGCTTTTTGTCGTATTCCTCGGTTTCATAAGTCCATGCGAGCACATGAGCAATTATTTCTTTGACGTTATCGGGCGACACGACGGGGAACCACAAGCGCGGCTGTATCGTTTCGATTAAGCCGTTGCCGTCTTCGCCCGAGCGTACACACAAAAGCCCGTCACCGTAGCGAGATACGTCGATAACCGCCTCATAAAGCGTGTTGTGCAAGTCGTTTGTTTCGGCTATTGTGTCAACGGCTATTTGCTCCTTGCTGTCAGCGTCACCGGCGTTAATTTGTGGGGGTTCGCCAATAAGCAAGTCAGCAACCTTGAGCGACATAAGCCGCTGGAAGTTCAACACAACAGGATAAGACACAACCTCGTTAAAGTTGCCTATAACGCGCTCTATGCGTTTCAAATCCTCGGCGTATACTTTGGCGTGTTTGCCCTCAAACAGCGCACGGTTGCACTCGTACATCTCCAAGCGTTCTTCTTCGCAAGCGGGCGGCCACTGCTGACCGATATTTAGAAAGTCTAATGAAACTAGCACTTATTCACACCCTCACATTCACCGCGCCAATATTCGCCTTGTATTCGTCAGAATAGGCGTAGCGTAACGCATCTATAATATGGTTATTCTTGTCAACCGGAATTGGTATCGCGTTTCCTTGGTTGTCCTCTTTCCACTTGTACTGCGAAAACTCGTTCTTTGTGTTCTGGCAGCTTGTATCAATGATAATCTCTTGCTGTTGAAGCCATTGAATACCAAACAAAACGCTGTCCTTGCCTTTTTTGGCGGGTAAAGCGGATATACCTAAGTTTTTCAGCTCTTGTATGCTCTTTGGCTCGGCGCTGTCGCAAGTGATATACTCATAACCAATCATGCGCCGCATTTCTTTGGCGAGTAGGTCATTGGTTAGTCCGCATTGATAAAGCTCGTCAAGGATATAAATGCGCTTATGCTTCTTGTCGTAATGCGTCCTGACGATTGTCGCCGGGTCTGCCGCAAAGCCAAAGTCGCAGCCGTTCTTGTAGTTGTCGGCAGTTTGCTTGATTTCAGAGCAGTCCTCAACGCGCCAGTTCTTGAATATGACCGAACCGAGAACGCCCCAGTTGCCTAGCGTATAGACGTTATAATTATTCTCGTCTGTTTCGTTTTCCATTGCCGCTATATCATCGGCGGTTAGAAAGTTGTTGTCTTTGTAAGTGGTCTTGAGTATTAATACATTATCGTCGCGGTAAGAGGTTTTATCATCTTCCCAGCCACCGAAAAACTCCGCATAAATCCAAGAAGTTTTCAGTATCGGGTTAAAAGATAGCGTCATGCGCTTAGTGCCGTTAAAGTCAGACACGCCGCGTAGGCGCTTAGTCAGCTCCTTGTATGAGTTGTAATCAATTTCCGTCGCTTCTTCTATCCAGATATCAGTTACAACGCCTTTTGCAGGCGTGATTGACTTAATCTTTTGAACATCATCAAGGCCGCAAGTGAGTATCTGATAACCAGACTTAGCGGTTATAACTAAATCGGTCTTGTTAATCGTAAAGTAGTCGTTTAGCTCCGCGCTGTTGATAACCTTGCAAAGCTCATTGAAAGTTGACTTCTTAATGCTGTTTGCAACGTTACGAACTACAATGTAATTGCGCTTTTTGGCAAGAATATCAAGTATTGCCCTTTGCGCTAGAAATACCGACTTGCCGGAAGAGCTACCTCCAAACACAATTTGCCTTGGTGTTTCGTCATCGAGCAAGTCAACGTAAACCGGATTGACCTTGATTTCGATTTCCATCGGTTACGCCTTTGTAATCTTGATTGATAGCTCGTTGCCGTCTTTGCCGGTTACTCCGACTTCTTGCCTGTCTGTATAACCGTAGTTTTTAAGCAGGAACACAATGCCGCCGTTACCCTTATCAATCGCGAGTTCCTCATAGTTCATAAGTATCCAGTCAACAAAACTTTTTATAGTGCCGAAAAACTCTTCATCTTTTTTGTAGTTATAAAGCGTTTGGCGGTCTATTCCGGTGTAGTAAGCTAATCCGGCAATCGTCGGAGGCTTTCCGCTTTCCTCAAGATACGCTTTGTATTTGTCAATGCAGTCGTTAAGTTCCTGCTGGCTCTTAAACTTTTTGGGTCTACCGGTTGCCATTAGCCCACCTCCTTTGTGTTAAACTGGCGTATTGATTATCTGAACAAGTCCACGCTCTTTGTCGTAAATGAATGTTTGCGCTTTTCGAACTGCTCCAAGATAACCGCTTTCCGTGTGCCATGTGTCACTTGCGGTAGGCGAGGATATGCGACGCACAATAACGCCGTTAATTTCTTGTATCATCTGTTCGCTGTGCAAATGCGCTGTGTGCATTTCGTTAAAGTCGGCTTGCGCCCATAAGCGCTTTGCTTCAAGCGGCATAAGCGATGCGAGGCGAGAGGCTTTCTCTTTGCTTCCGTTTGAATTTTCTTTATCGCCGTGGCAGTAGCCTATAAGCGTTTTGCCGTAAAGCTGATATTTTCGCGGATAAGCGGAAACGTCAATTTCAACGCTAGGGTCTTTTCTAAACCATGCTTCAAGATACTTCAAAGCGTGATAACCGCACATCTCATCATGGTTTGAGGGAGTGTAGAATGTATGTATCGGAACTTTGACAATTTCTTGTAGCATCTCAATTCCGCGCACGAGCATTTCAACGCCGACATTAAACAGTTTGCGTTCGCGTATGTCTGTGTCCTGCGGAGTTCCTGCCGTCGTGGTCTGATTGACCGTATCTGAATTGAAAAAGTCATTAGACCAAACAAAGGTTATGTATTCAATCGGTTTGTCCTTTAGCTGTTCGGCTATTTCACCGATTAACTGGTAGTACAAATGACGGGCAATTTTATAATCGAAATTCTCTGGCGTGTCGCCATGCCAGCAGAGTTTGCCAAGATGTAAGTCGGCAATGTTAACCTCTGCCATTAGCTGTGCGTTTCTAGGCTTGATAAAAGGCGGTATAAACGATTGCCTATCAAGCCCGGCAAAATGCTCGTCTATTTCTGCAAGGCTAACGTGCTTATCGTTTGCAACTTGTTTCACCCAAGCTTGAGTAATTCTGCCATCACCGCTTACTTGAACCGTTGCGGCGTATGGCGTGAAATTCCAGTCAAGGTTTGCAACTTCAAGAGTTTTGTCGTCGGCGTATTTCTTTTTGCGCCATTCACGGATTTTATGTCTGAATGTTTCAAAACTCATGCCGTCGTGTTCCGGCAAAAATGTGTTTTCGTATATATCTCGATATTGAGCGCCGTCATTGGCAAGTTCAGCGCATTTGCGCTTGAGCGCATAATCGATAACCATCTTTTACCGCCTTTTAACTTTCTCTCGCAGAATATAATCAAAGCCCAAGCGATTGCACTTTTCACATTCCGACTTATACGGATTGCTTCGGTCGAGTTCGAGCCTGAATCCTGCGCTTATATA